AGATTTTTCAGATGTAACTTATTCTTCTGCTTCTTTCACTGCAAACGGAGCTTTAATTTATAACACAACAACAGATGGTGGTTCAGGAACAACTGATGCTGTTTGTGTTATTGCATTTGGTGGTGATAAGACAGCTAGTAATGGAACGTTTAAAATAGAGTTTCCAACAGCAGATTCTTCTTCAGCAATAATCAGATTAGCATAGGAGGTCGACTATGTCGACGACTTCAGGATGGGGCAGGTTTACCTGGGGCCAAGCTTATTGGAATGAAAATGATAAGTTAGGAGCAGGTTGGGGTGCTCAAACTTGGAATCATGGTGCTTGGAATGATCTCAATGATGTAACAATTAGTGTTACAGGTTTTTCAATAGAAACAGATTTAGGTATAGAAGGTTGGGGCAACAATGCTTATGGCCGTGGTGCGTGGGGTGAGTTTGCAGCAGACATTGGTCTTGGTGCAGATGTTTCTGTATCAGGTGTATCTTTTTCAGCTGCAACAACTGCAGCTTCTGGAATAGGTTCTGCAGTCGTAGAACCATCAGGTGTTTCTGCATCATTTAGTGTTGGATCGTTAGCAGTAGAATCAGACGCTAATGTTTCAATGTCTGGTGTA